ATGGAAGTGATCCAATGTCATACGAAACCAAGGATATGATACTTCATAGAATAAAATATTACTATGAGTCATTGGAAAGGTCAATGAGAATATAGGAAGGAGTAAGGATATGGAAGATGTAAATAAGAAATTCATTGATAATCTGTTAAAACAAAGTGAGATATTGCTGGAAAAGACTATACTGCTAAGTGAAGATATAAAAACTGAGGTGGGAAAAGATACAAGGGAAAGACTTAGAAATGGCGAAGATAGAAAGGAGATAATGGATGAATTGATAAAAGAGTCTGAACAAATAAGAATAAACTCTGCACAAGTTTTAGCTAATATCATTCAAATACAAGAATTGAATGAATAATTTGTCAAACTCTTTATTAAAAAATATAATATCATACTATGAAAAAAATGTAAATACTAATAGAAATATAATTACAGTATCAGATAAAGAAAGGTATATTTTTTTAAATACAGGTTTCGATTTCGATACTATTAGATAGGCGGTGATAAAGATTGCAATATTTGACAGTAAAAGAAGTATCTACACTTAAAGGGTGTAGTGTGAGATATATACAAAATTTAATAAAAAAAGGTGAATTACAAGCAAAAGAGACATTAAATGAAAGTAAAAGAGTCAAATATCTAATTGCTATCGAACATTTACCGACCGAATTGCAAGATAAATACTACAAGTCTATCAATAAAGAAAGGCAGGTATTCAAAGAAAGTGTTGATACTTCTGTGGATGCAGTGGAGAAAGGTAAGAAAAAATCTACTGTAGATGGAAGTGCTAAAAAAGGAAAGTATGGTAGAGATGAGGGCTGTGTGAAGAAAAAATACAGTGATTTTTCTCTTGAAGAGCGTAAGCAGATAGATGAGTGGATTGATATTATCAAGTATTGGCAAGAGCATAGGCTTATATATGAAAATAAGGCTGTTGCTGATAGAGATATCCTTGGAGCTATAAATATGAAGCTTAAACAAAGCGGCAAGGATATGACGGTAAATATAACTACTCTTTATCGCAAGCTATACTATTATGAAAATAATGACCTTGAAGGGCTACTGGATAGGAGAGGCGGATATAACAAAGGTCAAAGCAGTATACCAAGCGAAATTTGGAATGCATTTTTGTTTTACTATCTTGATGATAGACGCCCTACTTTTCGTGATGTGTATAAGACAGTGATTGACTGGACATGTGAGTTTTATCCTAATCTTTTGCATATTATACCGTCTGAGATGACTTTTAGAAGGCATGTAAAATCTGATGTTCCTAAGGCGGTATTGACATATAAGAGATATGGTGAAAAGGCTGTAAAGGATAAGTGTCTACCATATATTGAAAGATTATACGACGATTTGAAGGTTAATGATGTGTGGGTTACTGATAACCATACTCTTGATATTCAAAGCGGATATGATGATAGAGATGGACTCCATAGGTTATATATTACGGCTTTTTTTGAGGCTAAGAGCGGAATTATAGCAGGATGGAATATAACGGATAATCCGTCTATAAATTCTACAATATTTGCCTTAAGACATGGGATAAAAAGGACAGGTACAGTGCCTAAGGTGATATATAGCGATAATGGTTCGGAGTTTATGAGCTATGACTTTGGCGGAAGAGGAAGAAGGTCGAAGAGTGAAAAGAAGGAGATGGATTATTCTAAGACTATCCTTGGAAGACTGGGCATTGAACTTAAGATTGCTCAAGTTAGAAATGCGAGGGCAAAGCCTGTTGAAAGATTTTTCCTTGATTTTAAGAACCATATATCAAAGATGATATCAACATATACAGGCGGAAATGTGACTGAGCGTCCTGAAAGTCTGAAAAAGCGTATCAAAGATGGTGAGATACCGTATGATAGTCATATCAGGGGTGTAATAGATGATATGGTGGAGCTGGAGAATATGGCGATGTATGGTGGCTCTGAAAGCAGGTATAAAGGTCTGACTAAAACGGAAGTATATAACAGATGTGTAGGCGATACGATAGCTGTGAAGATAAATGAGTCTGATGTTGATTTGATGTTGATGAGGTCTGAGACTTTGCAAAAAATCAAGAGAAAAGGCGTTAAGATAAGGATATCCGGTGAGGATATATGGTACTCTTCTGATGATATGTGGCTACACCAAGGCGAGGAAGTATATGTGAGATATAATCCTACAGATTTATCTACTGTTAGGCTGTATGATAAGGATGACAGGTATTTATTTACTTGGGAAGTAGATAGGACTTTGATGTTGGCTTTTATGGAAGATGATATTGAAAGTCTTGCTAATGCTAATGAAAAATTGGCTAAAATCACTAAGAGCGTAAAGGCGTATGCTAAGGATATGTTATCGGGCATGAGCAGTGAAACGAAGATTGACATGCTGGATATTAAGCTGAGAAAGCTACATGATATGAGGGCTCAAGGTAAGATAGTGCTTGATGAAAGTAATGTGATAAGCATAAGAAGCAGTAGTGACAGTAAGGATGATGCATTCAAGAAGACCGGGACTGAGGATGCGGTGATTATTGATATTGATATTAATAGAATGAATAGGAATATAGAGAAGAGGAGTAAATAGTATGTTGGTTGTATTCATGGGCATAATAAAGATTATGGCTTTGATATGTATGAGTTTAATAGCTACTATGATATTTTTTAGTATTTTGATAAATATATATTGTATTATAGATAGTATTTCAGAGATGATTGAACAGTTGATTGAAAGAGCTTTTAAATGATATTTGAGGGGGGTTTTAAGATATGGAAATAACGATTAGTATAACTGATAGATTAGCTGATTTTTTAAAGCAATATGCAAGTGTATATGATGATGAAAGAAAAACAGATTGGACAAATGACCCTATTGTATGCGTTGAAAATAAGAGAAAATCATATACAAGTGGTGATTATAGTTTTGATGGTTGTGAATATAGCGTGTGTATAAACGACTATGATTTGACAGAAGATGGTTTATTTTTAGATATTAAAGAAGTTGCAAAAGGAATAGGAGAGTATCTTAAAGATAATCATAATATAGATAATGAAAAAATTGAAGAAATAATAGATGAGATGGAATTACAATTAGACGGATTTTATCATTCAAATGAGTGGGAATATGACAAGGATAATATAAAAATAGAAGTAAAAATTCATTATTATGAGCACTATTATGAACCTGTAGCATATTTCTTAACAAGAAAAGAAGCTGAAGATTATGTTAAAAGACAAGAACATAATTTGAAAAGCCCGAGAGTTTACACAAGATATATGGGATATTCTAATCAAGGAGATCTACTTGAATTAATGAAATTTGGAAAACAATTAGGGAAAATACTTTGTGATAAGGAGTAGCTGAAATGAACGAAGATAAAAAAAGTTATTTGCTGGAGTGTTTTGACGAGCTGGCAAAAAATGAAGGCTCTCAAGCTAAGGCTTGTAAGAAAGTAGGAATATCCGAGGCTATTATGTCTCAGATTAAAAAAGGCGTGTATGAGGGGAATTCAGATAAGCAGTTTAAGAAATTGGCTGAATATTTTGAACTCAAACAAGAGGCGAAGAAGTCTTTTAAATTGGATGGATATGTTAAAACTTCAATATCTGAAAGTGTTTACGCTTATATCAAGAATGCTCAACTGAAAGGCGGTTTAATAGCTATCGCAGGTGATGCAGGAATAGGCAAGACGAAGGCTATTATTAAATTTAAGGAAGACAATAGTTCAAGCTGCATTTTTATAACTGCAAATCCTTGCTTGAACACGGTTAAATCGGTATTAAAAAAAATATGCAAGGAGTTAAATATCAACAATGTTAGGGCTAATTATGAGATGTATGACGCTATTGTTGATAAGCTTAGAGATGGAATGGTGATAGTCTTTGATGAGGCTCAACATTTGAGTTTAAAAGTTATTGAAACGCTAAGAGGATTTGCAGACTATTTTAACAGCAGAAGTCAAACGCTGGGGATAGTCTTTGTAGGTAATAACATTACTATGGATAAGTTTGGCGGTAAGGAAGATGCGGTTTTTGCTCAGATAGCAAACAGAACTATACAAAAACCAAACTTCAAGACGAAGGATATTAAAAGAGAGGATATAAGGCTACTTTATCCATTACTTAAAGAGAATTCACTGGAAGAGGACTATATGCTTTCTGTTGCTCAGTCAAAAGAAGGTATAAGAGGTGCTAATAATTTATTTACTAATGCTTACGACAATGAGGATATTTCGTATGAGGCACTTGTAAGAATGAGTAAGCATATGAAGTTGATGTTATAGGGGGAAAAGATGGAAGATTTAAGAGATTATACAGGATATTTTTACTTCTATATTGAGGATATGGATATATACGCAAAAATGAAATATGAAGGTATGCGTAATGTTGATAAGATAACAATAGATAAAGATAATGAAGAAGCAGAAAATATAAAAAAGGCTATTGCTGAAAATCTTAAATGTGATGTATCACAAGTAAGAAGAATAACAAAAGAGGAATATATGGAAAACAATGAGGAGGAAGAATAATGATGGAATATTTAGTTATAGCTGTATTTGCGACTTTGTGCTTTATGGCAGGCTGGATAATAAAATCTATTTCCGTAGCTAAGATAGTAGAACAAGCAAAATATGATATAAAGCATGTAAATGCTTTAAAACAAAAAGAGTATAAACGAGGATGGAATACTGGCTTTGGATATGGGAGCGGATATGAAAAATGATGATAATATAAGAGCTGTAATTTTTAGTGGAGATAATGTCATAGTTATCTATAATGACGGAAGTTATGAAAATATGAGCTTGGATGACGGCAAAATCGTAATTGAGATAAAGAAGGAGTCAATATGAGTAAGTCGAAAGATAATAGGAAGTATCTTTTAACAAGAGAACAATACAAAAGAATGAAAAAGATGGATCATTCTCAAATGGATGATTTTATAAGAGCTTTTGTAAAAAATCTTGATGAAGATAATGCTAAAAATAATGTAGAGATTTTTGTAAGCTTTGACGAGAAAAACAAGCGTGCTATAATGACGGCACTTGAAAATACAAAAGGGATAGGAGAAAAGATAAGGGTAGCTTTTCTTGAAAACTATGATAAGGCAATGAAAGATATATTAAATGTAAAAGGAGAAGATGAATAATGCTAAATGAAAAGAAGATATCAAAATCAGGAAGTATAACTATACCGAGCCATATAAGACGTGAGTTCGGGATTGAAAATGGTGAGAAAGTAAAGATAGACACAAATGATACTGGAGATCTAATATTAAAAAGAGTAGTGGGATCTTGTATCTTGTGCAGTTCAAATGAAAATCTTATAAAAGTTGATGATAAGTATATTTGCAAAAGCTGCATTGATAAGATAAATGAACAAAGTGAAACTAAACAATCATAAAGGACGGTGTCATGGAATTAATTTTATCAATATTCTTGATATTTAATAGTATTGACATTGATACAAATACTTTGATGGATACTGTTAAATACGAGATGAAAGTAGTAGATAACTTTTCTACGGATGTCTATAAAATTAGTAATTTGAATGATAAGGAGATAAATAAAAGATTAGCAGGAACGTTTCTTGAAGGTACAGGAAAAATGATGTACAAGATAGAAATGGAAAAAGGAATAAATTTCAGAGCGGTGTATGCTATCGCCGCTCTTGAGTCTGGCAAAGGAACTGAACTGGCAGGGAAAAATAATTACTGTGGAATAAAAAATAAAGACTATAATGGCTATAGGGATTTTTCTGGACGTGATGAATGTTTGATGTTTTTGGCGAACTTACTTGGTTCAAAATTTTACAGAGGTAGGACACTTGAAAGTATAGGTACAGACTACTGTCCTACTGATGACGAATGGGCAATTAAGGTCAAAAAGATAATGAAAGAGGTGTAATATGGAAATAATAGCAAGTGAAAGTCTTATTGATAAGGCTATAAGGCTGGATAAGGAAGTAAAGGTAAAGAAAAAAGAGTTGGATGAAATAAAAGCTGAACTGCAAAGTGAAGGACTAAAAGAACTTGAAAACAAAAATCTAAAGTATATACAGATGTTCAGTGATGATGGCTCTTGCGAGGTGTTATATAAACAAAAGTTAGAAATTGAGAATGTTAATACATTAAAAGAAATTTTTGGAGACATATTAGACAGTAAAATTTCAAAAAAAGAAGAAGTTAAATACGAATTTGAAAGTAAATTTAAATCATCTTTAATCGCTATTTATATGAATGATTACAAGAAGCATGATGTAGATGCAATTCTTGTAACATTGGGGTTAGATGAAAATAAAAGAAAGCTTGCTCTTAAGAAACTCAAAGGCGATTATGTAGCAGATAAAAAAGTACTTGAGTCGCTCGGAGCTGTAGATAGTGATGGCTTGGAAGAAGAGTTGGACGCAATAAGAGAAAACAAAAATTATGAAAATATCTCAAGATATATAAATATCGAAAGTATAGATAATACATTTTTGGAAAAGCTGAAAAGAGCAATTTCTGTAGAAGATACATTATCATTGGGGCTGACTTATGAAAAATGAAGTGATAAGTAAATATAATGAGATATTGGAAAGTGAACTTAGACAATATCTTGTAGAAGATGATGTAAATGACATAATATATAGTGCTACAAGAAGATTTGAAGAACTTGAAAAATTGAGAGATAAAAAAGTTAAAGAAAAGAGAAAAAAAGGCAAGGTAAATATTGATTGTGAGGATAAAATATGTGAGTATACAGACAATGAGGATTTAAGGGAAAATATCAGAGAGTTTTGCAGAATAAGAGAATTAAATGGAAAACCAATACTTTCTCAAGGGACTATGACAAGACTGTTTAACTTACTAAATCAATATGGAACAAATGATGAAGAAAAGACAGCAGTATTGGAGTATAGTATAGATAGGAACTATCCTACTGTATATCCTCTAAAGTCCGGGTATGGTCAAATAAATGACAGTAGTGTGCAGAAAAACAAAAACTATTGTCAAAATATAAATACTCCGTCGCTTGAAGGCAAGGATTTGGAAGAGTTTTTATTAGACAAAAACGACCTTGATAACTTTTAGGAGGTGTTGACATGGCACTTAAGATATCAAAATCTCAAATCCATAACCTGTATGCTATTGCTGCAAAGATGAAATTGGTCGAAAGTGGCAATAAAGATGACGAGTTTCATAGTGTAGTATATAGTGTGACAGGTAAAAACTCTGTATCTTCACTTACAGGAGCGGAGTTTTACAAGGTTAGAGATAGGTTGATAGAAATACAGAGTAGGGAAAATCAAGTAAATAACAAAAAAGAAAAAAAGAAAAAGAAAGAAGAAGTAAACGAGATAGAGGGAATGACTCAAGGGCAAACTGCGAAGGTATGGTATCTCATGTATGAGTTTGCTAAACATAGTCCAAGTCATGCTACAGTTGGTGAGAGGCTCAAGGGAATAATCAAACGCCAATTAAAGATGGATGTAGATGTCAAAAAGCCATTTTTGTGGATGACACATAGGCAAGGAAATCAATTAATAGAGATACTCAAAAAATATGTAGTTAATGCTAAGAGTAAATCTGTAGATATTGAAAAAGTAGAATAAGTAATGGGAGGTATATATGCTTGATAAACTTACTATAAAGGATATAGAGAATAAAGAACAAAAAGCTATAGCTGATACAATCGGAATTGAAGCATATATATCTCTTGTAAAGAATTATGGCGGTACGAGTATATATATCTTGAAAGAGGATAGTCTGGTTAAAGACATAAGGGACAAGATGATAAGGGAAGAGTTTAACGGCGGAAATTATGTATATCTTGCTAAGAAGTATAATCTGTCTGATCGGACTATAAGGGATATCATAGGGAATAGTAACAGATTAGAAGGACAGATAAGTTTTGATTTTTAAAAAATCTTATTTAACGGAATAAGATTTTTTTATACATATGTTAGTTGACATTTTAAGAATAAAAGTATATAATAGTTTCAAAATATTTTTGAAACTAACAAGGGGGTTTTAGTTAAATATGTCAACTAACATTGAAGAAGTCCTTTCAAATGATGAGAGAAGTTTTTTATATAAAGTTATAGAAAATGCTTGTTTTATGAATAAGGAATTTTTGGAACACAATGGAGATCTATTCAATAACTTATTTGAACCGAATATACGATCAAGAATTTTGACTCATATTATGAATATACAATTTTTAAATACAGATTTTATGAAAAACTGTCCTTTTAGTGTAAAAATTGAAACTAAGGGAAGTATGAAGATGTGGAAATTAGCAAAAGATGGATTGATATTAACATTGAAACAATTAAAAAACAAAAATGATATAGTAAGACTTGGATCTAAATACATGAAACAATATTCAAAAGGAAATGAAGTATTAGATGGTCAACAGTGTTTTTTTGAAAAAGAATTTACTAATAACTCGCTATATGGTATTATAGTGTTCTCTGAGATGGATATAAATACTCAAAAGCCAAAATTTGCAAATATATTATTCCCTAATGAAAAAATGAAAGCTGTCTATGCAGATATTGACTTATTACCTAAATTGAGAGTAATTAAATCTTGGGAAGATATTAAAGATGAAAAGACAGACATTATAACTGTGGAGTCTTTGAAAAAAGACTTCAAAAACGGGGTGAAAATAAAAAAATGAATAATATTGTTTCTTTTAAAGGAAGCAAGGAGATATCTATTGTTCCTGCAAGGATAAGAAAGGGAAGGATTTTTAGAGGACTGTCTATTACAGAACTTGCTGAAAAATTAGATATAAGCAAGCAAGCATTAAGCAGAATGGAAATAGGGACCTTATCAGTAAATTCCGCGATGCTTGTAAAAATATCAGATAGTTTGGATTTTCCACTTGATTTTTTTTCTAAGGAAATAAAACAACAAGTAAGTAATAATAGTGCAATATTTTTCAGAACTAATTCAATTTCAAAAAAATTAAAAGAAAAATATTCATACAAGATGGATTTATATAATGAGGATCTAATTTCATATTTTAGAAAGTACTTCAATTTACCAAAACTCAACCTGCCTGAAAATATATATGATGTGGAGTCATACACTGACGAACAAATAGATGATATAGCTATAAAAGTTAGGAAACACTGGGGATTAGGACTTTCTCCAATTTCTAATCTTATGGATATAATTCAAAAAAACGGTATAATCATCTTTAATTTTGCACTTGAAGATACATTAAAAAATACAGACGGTTTTTCACAATGGAATAATGGCAATCCCACAATAGCCATAAATAAGGACAACAATTACTATAGAACTCGTTTTTCCTTAGCTCATGAGTTAGGTCATATATTACTGCATTCAGATGTTGAAGAATTCGATAAAGAAGAATTAAGTAAAATAGAGTCGGAGGCAAACAGATTTGCTTCAACTTTTTTGATGCCCGAAGAAACATTTAAAAAAGATATATACTATGTAGGTCTTAACGAATTACTTCCTATAAAGAAAAAATGGGGAGTTTCAGTTGCATCTATAATACATAGGTGTAGAAGTTTAGGATATGTATCAGAGGAAAGATATGTAAGCTTACAAAAACATATTCAAGTAAAAAAATGGAAAAAGGAAGAGCCGTATGATGCAAGTACGAAAAAAGAAATTCCGCTTCTATTCAAGCAATGTATAGATATATTACTCAACGAAAAGATATTGACTAAAAATGAAATATTAAATGAATTATCCTATCCACGTCATTTAATCACTGAAGCATTTTCTTTGGATGAAGATTTTTTTGATGAAAAAATAGTTGATAAAAATTATTTGAAAGTAGTGAAATAATTTTCTGAAACATTTCAAAATACAAATCAAAACAATTATAGTAAACTGTTATTGTATTAAAACAATAGCAGTTTTTTTTATTGCTATAAAATTGGGAGATGTCATGGAAAATAAGACGTATGTAGATATAGTGCTGTTTGCATTTCCTGTTGTATCAGGAATACTTGGATTTTTCATAAAAAGGCTTATGTCAAATCACGACAAACATGGTGAAAAAATCATAGACATAGAAAAAAACTATGTGAAAAAAGAAGAGCTTGAAAAAAAACAGAAAGAATTAAAAAGCGAATTACACAGTATAGTAAAAGAACAAATTACTGATGTCAAAGATGACATAAGACAGTTAAAGACAGAAGTTGGAGACAATAACAACAAAACTTTAAAAGCTGTTGAGAGCTTGTCAAAAGAGGTCAATGATATAAAGATTAATTATATCGATAAAAATGAATTCATACGTCAAAATGCTACATTATCAAATAAAATGGACAAGCTTATGGATATGATGACTGAGGAAAGAGCAAGGAGAAACAGCTAAATTTAAAGTATGTAAAAATAGAATTTAAATATAATTTAAAAAGGATTTAAGGAGATAGTAAATGAATTTTGAAGAAGATGTAAAGAAGAAAATACTGCAAAGTGACTTTGCAAAAAATAACGGAAGAATATTAAGGACAGTCAATATACTGTCTGGGAAATATATAAATGTGGACAGCGTATGTGATGCTCTTGAGGAAGTAATGACCGTTGGAGAGTTTGATGAGTCACTTGTATACTTGCATAAAGGCTGTTATATAGAGATAAGAAACAAATATAATCAACGTATCATAATGGATATGACTAAGGAGACATACAAAGATATAGAAGTATGTCTAACGCAGAAAGGTATAAAATTGGCTCGTGGATTTATCACTGATGAGGCGGTGGAGATATAGATGGCTAATCGCAAACATTCAAAGATTGACTCGTTCCCTACTTCACTCAAAGATGAAGTTGAATTTATGATGCAAAGTGACTACACATACAGAGAAATAGTCGACTATATAAAGGAAAACGGACAGGATATATCATTAGCTGCAGTATATAGACACGCAAAAAATCTTAACACCTCACTAAAACAGTTGAAGATGGTACAAGAAAACTTCAAAGCAATAAATGAAGAACTTCGAAAGTATCCGGAATTGGACACAGGAGACGGGATAATAAGACTACTTTCTCATCAAATACTTGAAAGAGTACAAAATATGGAAAGTGAAGATTTGCAAAATGTAGATACACTTAAGCTAATAAAAGAGGCAAATGCTCTTGTAAGGACTGCAGCATATAAGTCAAAGGTTGATATAACAAATAAAGACATACTGGAAGCAGGATATGAAAAAGTAAAGGCTCTTGTATTTGAAGCTATGCAAAAAGAAGAGCCGGAATTGTATGAAAAAGTATCTGCATTCCTTAATAAGAAAGTAGATATTATAAAGGACGGTGCTGTCTGATGTTTGTTCTTAAGGTAAAGGGCGGTGAAGAACTTACTGCTAAAAAGTTACTTGAGGATAAGGGATATAAGATACTTTGTCCAAGAAAGATTAAGATTGAACAAAGAGGAAGTGTTGCAAGAGAAGTAGAAAAAATAGTTTTTACAGGCTATATCTTTTTAGATATGTCTATTGTATCTGCTACAGATTACTACAACATAAAAGATACTTTTAAGGTAATAGGTTTTTTGGATAGTAAATACAATCTACCTGTTGCTGAAGAAAAATATGTGCGAGCATTAGATAATGACAATAAGCCAATTAAAAAGATAGACATATACTTTGATAGTGATAATAAACCTGTCTTATGTGATGAACAGCAGTATGAAAACATAAAGACGAAAAACATACTTAGAATTAATAGAAGAAACAAGACTATAACATTTAGATTTAAGCTATACGATGAAGAAAGAATAGTTACTTTTAACTATTGTGTGAGGGACGAAAATGAATGAAATCGATAAGATAGAAAAATTAAGCAAGCCTTTAATTGAACTGTTAAAAGAAAATTACCATCCACATGTAACATTGGAGATAAATGTAGATGGCATTAAAATTAAGGAAGATATACTATATCTGCCTGTTAAAAATCAAGGTTAAACTCTTTTATATCTATGCACTTTATCAAGTCTTGAAAGAGCAGAACCTAATGACGGAGAATTTATAAAATCTTCATATTCATTTTTTGATACATCAAAGTAATGATATATCGTTCCGTTTTTAAATTGAATTTCAAGAGTATTATTTTCCCAACCTACACTTGAAATTCTACTTGAACTTACAGGGTACCTTACCATGATTATCACCTCCTTGCTGATAAATTACTAAAATAGTAACAATATTATTATACTACAAAACAAAGAGGAGATAAATAAAAAAGAAAAATCTCAATATAATATGACTTTTGTGATACGCTCCAAATTTTATATTTTTAAGTGTGATATGAAATTTACTAACTGAGTTTGAAAAAAATCTCAGTTAAAAATCATGCAAAAAATTGCATAAAAAATAAAGAAAGTTATTAATCTATTTATAAAATTAAAGTATTTAAATTTTGAAAAGTAGCATTTAAATATTGCAATTACAAGACTATAAGCGAATTTAATATTGATGATATGATAAGACATCTTAATTTTTGCTATGTGTTTTTAGATGTCTATATATGTTATAATAATAGAAAAGGAGTAAAATGTATATATAAATTATATGTTTTGCTCTTTTTCTATAAGGTTAGACATAAGATACAAAATATTATCCGTTTAAATTCCGTTTAAATGTCTTTAATTTCGTTTAAATTTTGAAAGTAGTAATTTTATATTACTTGCTATAAAAATTTGATTACAGGGGCAAATAAGCCCTTATTTTTATACCGTTTATTTTTAATCATGAACTTTTTTGATATTTAGGTTTATATTTTTGTGTTTAAAATTGTATTAAAAGCATTGATTAAATGCCGATTTAAAGACTTTTTAAATGTTTTTTTAAGAGCAAAGGGGGTGGGATCTAATATGAATAAATCTATAAAAAGATTGAGTGAGATGATAGGGAATAAGGTCTATACTCAAGATGAAATAAAAAGACAAGAAATAATAGATGCAGGTAGACATGATTTAAGACAGTATGCCAATCTAATCAATCCATCTTTTTTTAGAAATAGCCGAAAATTTCAAGATATATTATGTTCCACTCTTCAAAAAGTATATGAGAAAAAACTGATAAACACTGAGACAGGCAAGCCTTATGACAAAGTGATTATTAATCTGCCTCCAGGACATGGGAAAAGTTATACTGCCGGAGTATTTGCTACTTGGCTGTTTGGTCAAGATGTGAAAAATCAAATCATAACAGTATCATATAATCAGACATTATCTGATAGATTTGCAAAGACAGTAAGAGAAATGATACAAGATACTGAGATAAAAGGTGTAGAAGATTATTTTGTACCTACTTCATTTTTTGTTAACTTAAAGATAAAACAAGGTGATGGTGCGATGAACTTATGGTCGCTTGAAGGTTCATATATGTCATATCTTGCAACTTCTTTTGGTGGCTCTATTACAGGTATGAGGGGTAATATAGGGATAATAGATGATCCAATAAAAAATAAGGAAGAGGCTGTAAATGAAAGAGTAAAAGAATCTCATTGGGACTTTTATAAAAATACATTTCTTTCTCGTATGGTAGAGGGATCGTTACAAATAATCATAATGACAAGATGGGCAACGGATGATCTTGCGGGCAGATTAATTAAAGAATTTGGCGATGAGTGCTATGTTTTGGAAATGCCTGTATTATCAGAAAATGGAGAACCTCTTTGCGATGAAATACTTTCACTTGAGGCTATTGAAGGGAAAAGAAAAGGGATAGATGAGGATATATTCCTCGCTAACTATATGCAGCAACCTGTTGACATTACAGGTGCGTTATATGGAAGCGGATTTGAAACATATGAAATATATGATGAAGACAGAGTTTCTAAGAAGATTGCATATATTGATACTGCAGATACAGGATCAGACTTTTTATGTATGCTTGCAGGCGATGTCATAGATAACATGGGGCTTATAAAAGACATATACTATACAGATGAGTCGATGGAAGTGACAGAAAGAGAAGTGGCAAGGAGGCTTACTCTTGCAGGTACGAGAGAGTGTATTATTGAATCTAATAATGGTGGTCGTGGATTTGCAAGAAATGTTGAAAGAATCCTAAGAGAAGAATTTAAAAATAAAAAATGTATAATAACTTGGTTTCATCAAAATAAGAATAAGAACAGCAGAATACTTACAAAGGCTACAAATGTACTTAATCAAATTGTCATGCCTAAGGGATGGGAAAAGATGTTTGCTAAATATTATCAAGATATGATGAAGTATCAAAAGATGGGCAAGAATAAGCATGATGATGCACCTGATGCAACTACAGGCTTTGTAGAGTTTATCAATGGTGATGTAAAGGGCAAGAAGAAAATGAAATTACTTAGTAAAAAATTGCTTGGGTTATAGGGGGTGATGTATTGATAAAACTATCAGAGTTTGAAGTAAATAGCAAAAACATAGCTAAAATAATAGCGAAATTTAAAAACAGTGAACTTGATCGTCTCAATACATTACATGACTACTATAATGCAAATAATGATATATTAAAAAAATCAAGTAATAACAGTAAAGTAAATAACAAACTTGCATCTGCTTATGCCAAATATGTAGTAAAACTACAAACAGGCTATTTCATGGGCGTTCCTGTCAAATCAAAGTCGTCAGATGATGAGTATTTGGAAGAATACAAAAAAATACTTGATGACAACTTTTATACTGATGTAAACTTTGAATTGGCTAAGTCTGCTGCAATATTTGGCTATGCTTGTGAACTGATTTATCAAAATGAAGATGCAATAACAAAGTTTAAGAAACTTGATCCACGTGAGACTATACTGATATTTGGCACAAGTATGAGAGAATTTTTACTTTGTGGAATTAGATATTACAAGACTACAGATTTGGACAACAATGTAACTGAAATTGCTGAAGTATATACTAAAGATGGTATACAGTATTTTTCAAAAAATAAAAATCAAAATGAATTTGTTGAAGATATTAATAAAATGCAGCTTAATAAGTTTGATGATATTCCAATTATTGTGTACAAAAACAATGACGAGATGAAATCAGATTTTGAAGATATATTATCTCTTAATGATGCTTATGACACTTCACAGTCAAATACTGCAAATGATGTCGATTATTTTAACGACGCATATATGGTTATAAGTGGAAATAATGGCATTGAAGATGACGAAGAAGATGAAAACGGAAATGGCAAAACTTCAACTGCTGAGAAGATGAAGAAAAATAGAATGCTATTTTTCCCGGACGGTGGAGATGCAAAGTTTTTAATTAAAGAAATCAATGATTCAGCTACAGAAAACTATAAGAAAAGGCTGAATAATGACATTCACAAGTTTTCTATGACGCCTGACTTGGCAGATGAAAAATTTGCCGGAAATCTTTCAGGTATAGCTATAAAGTTTAAAACTATTCCACTTGAAGAAAATGCGACTGAAAAAGAAAACAAATTCAGAGTAGGTCTTAGAAAAAGATGTGAACTTATCACATATATGCTGAATACTAAGAAAAATAAGGATTATAACTATCTTGATATAACTGAAGAGTTTACAAGGAACTTGCCTGTAAATGAAATGGAAATAACAAATATGATACTGTCATTATCAAATGTTGTATCAAGACGAACATTGTTAGAGCTGTTGCCACAGATAAACAATGTAGATGAAGAGTTAAAAAGATTGGAAGAAGAAAAAGACGAGTATGAACTAAGAGATTTTGAGATTAACAAAGACTATACACAATCCCCCTAAAATAATATTATAAAGGCACTTGATACATATCAGGTGCTTTTATAATGCAACAATATAGGAGTAATACGATGTGAATACTAAAGAATATTTTGAAAAAAGAGCTTTGCAGACGGAAAAACATAGCAAAGACAGAGGTGAAAAGTATCTTGATGAACTAAAAAAGTCTTATGAAGATATTGAAAAACAAATACAAAATGATATTTCAAAATGGCATAAGAAGTATGCTGATACTGATGAAAGCATAAGCAATATTAATGCAAGAAAGCCGTTGAAACATGAAGAATTAAAAGAGTATTTGGAAGAAATCAAGAATAGGATTGAAAATAGTAATTTAAGTGATGAAGATAAACAAAAATTAAAGCAAGGCTATTTATCTTCAAAACTGAACAGACTTGAGAGTTTGCTAAAACAAACAGAACTTAACTTAAAGATACTGACAAAAGACTATGAAAATTCATCAAAAGAACATTTAGCAGAAAATTATAAACAGTCCTATAGTGAAGCTGCACATAGTCTGTATACCTGCCCTACTGTTGATTTTGAACTTAATTTTGATAGATTTGACAATAGAGCCATAGAGCAGATAGTAAATGCGAAATGGAGTAATAAGGACTTTTCTGAACGTATTTGGGGGCATTATTCCAATATGGCAAATGATTTGCAGGGGATATTAAATGTCGGCATTGCTCTTGGTTACTCTATTGATAAGATGAGTAGACAGGTAAGAGATAGGATGGATGTCAATTTTTCAAATGCAAAAAGGCTGATAAGGACTGAGAGTAACTATATTTTGTCTGAAGCTACACAACAGCTATATAAGGATGTAGGACTTGAAAAATATCAATTTTTGGCGACGTTAGACTTTAGGACAAGTGAGATATGTCAAAGTCTGGATGGTAAAGTGTTTGAAGTGAGTAAAAGACAGATAGGATTAAATTGTAATCCGATGCATCCTAATTGTAGAAGTACCACAATACCATACTTGGAAGAATATCAAGATGAAGGTGATACAAGACTTGCAAGGGATATGGACGGAAAAAACTACAAAGTGCCTGCCAATATGGACTACAAGGCTTGGTATGAATCTATGAGTGAAAAAGAAAAAGGTAAGTACAAGATAAACAGGAAGATGATGTTAAATAGGAGTAATGATGAAAAGGAATATGAAAAATATAGATTAATCTATGGCGAAGAAATTGGAAAAAGTCTTGAAGAATTTCAAAAAATGAAGTATAGTGATGATGAAAAGTGGGTAAAATACAAAGAAGGAAGACAAGAAAAACTAAATACTTTAGATTATAGAGATGAGTTTTTTGGTAAGTTTGGTGATTTGGAAGTTAGAAGATGGTATAAGGCACATGATGAGAATATACTTAATATCATTGATACTACAAAGAGTGTAAAAGAACAGGCAATGCAAGCTCACTTACTTAGAAATAAATATAGAACTGAGGCAAGATTGATGATGTCAGATAGAGAAAAAGCTGAAGAACTCAATGTAAACAGACCTAATAAATCTTTTGAAGAATTAGTCGAATATAAGATGAGTAAAAAGAATTTATCTTTGGAAGAAGCATACAAAGACATCATTGAAACAGCCGGTAAAACCAATAAAGAAGTAAATAAAAAGTTCAATCTTGATTAGGAGGTAAAGTATGTATAGTTATAATATATGCAATCAACCTGACAATAAATTATTTCGAAAAAGTGTAAATAAACTAAAGAACATCCCTGGTATGAATTATGTCAATACGTTAAAGGATGTTGATGATAGTTTAATTGCGAAGTTTATTTGTAGAAATGGGAATGTATTTATTAAAAATGATGAGATTGTAGGAGCATTGTATATAGAGTCTGACAAAGATATAGAGGACTTAATATATGATTAAAAATTAAGCACTTAACGTGAGTTAGGTGCTTTTATAATGGAAAAATTGCAAAGGAGTATGTGTGTATATGAGTAATAATCAAAAAGTCAGTTTGAAAGAAATCAAAGACAAATTTGAGTTAAAAATAGATGATACTGTCATAAAAAATATACTAAAATATGAAGTATCATCTAACTGTGATGGAGTAATTTTAAAATTGGAACTTAGTATACCTAAAAATGAATTTAATTGTGAAGTTGTTTATTAATAAGTTCGGTTGAAATTTGACATGCTAAATCACTTAATATTTGAACCGAAACACCACCAATATTTTGAGCTAACTTTTTAGCCTTTTCCCAAGAATTCTTAGCTCTTATATTATCCAAAAATTTGTGACCTTCATATGTCAAACCAGTTATAGTTATACGATACGTTCTATCTGTAAATGTGCTAACGGATGCATTTATATATCCTGCTTCATGTAATTTTATAGCAGCATATATTTTTTCTTGTGAATCTAAGTCTTCTGTAATAGGAGAATTTGACAAATATAATATATCCCCTAAATTAAGTTCATTTTCAATTTCAATGAGTAAATCTCTCATAATATCAAAGTCTAATTTCATAAGCATTCTTCTTTCTTGTTTACTATATGGATGATAATGGAATTCCAATTATAATTACAACACCAGTTAAATTATATCATAAATACAAATAAGTTAATAGGGCACTTGCAATAGCAGGTGCTTTTATAATACAAAAATTAAAAAAAGGAGAAATAAAAGATGAATTTCAGAAAACTTAATCTACAGTTATTTGCAGCTGATACAGGTGCAGGTGGTAATTCTCAAGGTGCGGATACATCTGCAAATACTGTACAAAACAGCAATGACGGAGATAATCAAAACAGTAATGCAGATGGTGACACAAAGACATATACTACAGATGATATTACAAGATTAAAAGAAGAGTGGACGAAGGAGCAGGAAAGTAGCTACCAGTCTAAACTCAAAGAAGATATAGCAAAGGCTATTGAAGAAGAAAAAAGACTGTCAAAGCTAAGTAAAGACGAAAAAGATGCTGAAGAAAAGCAAAAACTTCTTAGTAGAATTGAAAGTCTTGAAAAGGAAAAGGAGCTTGGAATACTTAAAGAAAAAGCTTTAAATGCACTATCTGAACAAAAGTTGCCTAACTCATTTTTGAATTTTGTTATTGGAGCAGATGAAAAAGCCACTTTTGATAATATTTCAGCTATAAAATCAGCATTTGACTCAGCTGTACAAGCACAAGTAGAAGAAAGACTAAAAGGTAAGACACCAAACATCAGCAATACAGATGGCAAAAGTGATGATATTGCTGAACAATTTGCTAATGCTTTAAGAGGTAAATTTTAATATTTTTTAAACATAAAGGAGAAATAACATGGCTATAAACACATTGGAATATGCGAAAATTTTTCAACCACAACTGGACAGACAAATAGTTGAAGGTGCAACTTCAGGATGGATGGAAGATAATGCCGGACAGGTAAAATATACAGGCGGAAATGAAGTAAAGATACCGACTATATCGACTCAAGGTCTTGGTGACTATGACAGAGATAACGGTTTTGTAAGAGGAGCTGTTACGCTTAGCTACGAAACATACAAGATGACACAAGATAGAGGTAGAACATTTTCTTTGGATGCAATGGATGTAGATGAGTCGAATTTTATCGCCAATGCCGGCAATGTAATGGGAGTATTTCAAACTGAACATGTAATACCTGAGATTGACAGCTACAGATATTCAAAGATGTTTGCTCTTGTAAAGACAAGTGGAACTGTAACAGAAGGCTATACAGCAGCGAAGGCTACAATAGTTGAAAAGTTGAAAGCAGATATACAAGCAATAAGAAATACAGTGTCACTTAATGCGGACCTTGTCATAATAATGTCACCGATTACAGCAGGTATCTTATCTGATGCTCTTGAAAACAGCAGAAGAATAGATATAGGTAATTTCAAACAAGGTGAGATAGACCTCACTATCAAAAAATTTGATGGGTTGTCAATAGTAGAAGTACCAAGTGCAAGGCTCAAAACACTGTACAAAAAACAAGATGGTAAAACTGTAGGGCAAGAGGCAGGAGGCTTAATTGCTGATACAAATGCTAAGGATATTAACTGGATAATAACGCCAAAGAAAGCTCCAATAGCCGTATCAAAGACGGATTTAACAAGGATATTCAATCCTATGGAAAATCAACAAGCTAATGCTTGGAAGATAGACTATAGAAAGTATCACGACATTTGGATACCTGAACAAAGATTGAAACTTATAAGAGCATGCTCAAACTAAGATAAAGAGAGGTGTAACGATAAATGTATAAACTTCAATATTTAAATATAGTAATAGAAACAGATGATGAAATGAGAAAAAACGAATTGATGTCTATAGGATATGAACTTGTTAATGAAATATCCCAAGCTGAAGATACAGCTGATAAAACTTCAGAAAATGAAATATCTTCAGATTCTGATACATCTGAAGAACAAACTGAAGATAGTACTGATGAAACAGATGAAAATAAAGCCGGGAAAAAATCCGGCAAGGCTAAAAAGTAGGTGCTGATATGGCATCTACTTTTATTAATAAAGATGAGATATTAAGAAAAATCAAGCTATTGCTAAATATAAAAGCTGACAATAACGACGACAAGTTAAAATATCTTGTTGATCTTATAGTCGATGAGGTCGGAATATACACTAATATAAGTAATAGCAAGTTACCTTCAAGGCTTGAAAATATAATCGTTGATATATGCACAAAATACTTGAAAGTAAATAATTTTGGCATTGAAGATATAGCAGTATCAGACACAAAGAGTATCAAGCGTGGCGATACTACTATTGAATTTAACACGTCTAACATATTATCAACTATGAAGAGCGTTGGATATATTGAGCAGGAAATAAGACTGCTCAATAATTTTAGACGTGTAAAGATGAGGTGATGATATGAATGAAAGGCTGATATTATCAAAGATGTACTTTGATATTGCTGATGTATATCGAATAAGTCAGGTAGAAGATAATGACGGCTTGATGAAGCAAAGTCGTCAAAAGGTCTATGAAGATATCAAATGCTCACTTTCACAAAAGACCATATCATCACTAAATCAAGACACAAATACAAATACATTGACTATGAAACATATGCTATTCGTATCTGATGAGATAGATATAAAACCGTCTGATATAGTCTATGTAAAAAATAAAAATGAGTATTTTAAGGCTGGAGAGTGCTTTGTATATCCTGCCTCTCATAGCGAAATACTGCTTACTCAAAGTGAGAGGGTGAGTATATGAGCGTTGATTATTCTCAGTTTATTGCATTTAGAGATAAATTTGAAAGACTAAGCAATGAATTTGAAATATTTTTAAGAAGATTTCTTACAAAACAAGCCTTAGATGTGCTTGCTAAAACTAAGAACGAACACCCTACAATCACAGGATTAATGAAAAACTCTTGGACTATAGGTGAAGTAGTTAGGGATGGAGATGTATTAAAGGTCACAATATCAAATCCGGTAGAATATGCAAAATATGTGGAATATGGACATATTGACAGAAGCCATTCAAAATGGGTAGAAGGATGGTTTATGTGTTCATTAGCAATAATAGATGTTAAGAAAAAGATTCCAAAAAGGTTTCAAAGAGAGTTTGAAGCGTGGTTTGCAAGTTTTAATATGTAGGAGGTGCATATGCTTGAAATAGACAGACTGTTATCTAACGTATTAAAACAAAATTTCAAAGATGTAAGTATATACAATGAACGTGCTGAAAATATGAAAAGTCCTGCATTTGTTATTAATATGATACAGAACAGTTTTGATAAAAAAGTGGGCAATTTATATCAAAACGAAGTCCATTATCAAATTGTATATATTGAAAAAGAAGACAGAAACTACACTACAGACTATGAAACATATCAAAATATAGCATTTAAGCTGTATGATGTCCTTGAGATTATAGAAGTCAAAGGCAAGAAGCTCAAGGGATATGATATGAACTATAGAGTTCAAGATAATACTCTAATGTTTTTTGTATCATTCAAAGTAAGATACTACAGAGATAACAAGCAAGAGTTAATGAAAGAACTTGATTTTAATATGAAATAGTGAATTCGCATCAGATACGAGCATAACAAGGCAAACGAATGAAAGGTGAAGGCGTGTATAAATAATACATAACTGAACCTTGATATGAAGTCTAATATAGTTAGGCGAAGTATATCATGCGAATTGAAAGGAGAATGATATGGCAGGAGGCAAGTTTTTAACATATAATAAAGCACTTCCGGGTGCATATATAAACTTCAAGTCTGTACCTGCTCCGGCATCAATAGTCGGCTCAAGAGGTATAGCGACAATGCCACTACCCCTATCATGGGGCGAACAAGGCAAGGTTATAAAGCTACTGTCTACAGACCTTGAGGACGGCAAGTCACTGGCAAAGGTCGGTGTAACTGCATTTGATGACGAAGCAAAGCTACTTAGGGAATGTCTAAAACATTGCTATAAGCTCTATGTCTATCGTATAGATACAGGCGGAGCAAAGGCAAAAAAGGTCGAAGGAGCTTTGACCATAACAGCAAAATGTCCAGGAGTTTTTGGAAATGAAATAAAAATAGTAACAGAGAAAAACAAAGACAATGTAAATATTGATGTCAACACATATTTCAAGACAAAGCTTGTAGATAAGCAGACAGTTGCCAACATATCTGAATTAAAAGCAAATGCCTTTGTTGAATTTGAGGGTACAGGAGCGGTTCCAATTCATGCAGGAATTATACTTGAAAACGGAACAGACGGGACAGTCAAGACTAATAACTATACTGACTATCTATCAGCAATGAGAGAATATCAGTTCAACACCATGGGAATTCCAAGCGAGGATACAAAACTTCCAAGTGTTGTGAAATCTTATGTGCAAAATGAAAGAGATAATGCAGGTAAGAAGATACAAGCTGTAGTATATAACTACAACTCAGCAAACTTTGAAGGTATAATCTCAGTGAAGCAAGGATATAAGACAAAAATTGAAGAGATCAAACCGCATGAGTTCGTTGCCACTGTAACTGGCATGACAGCAGGAGCGGAGATAAACCAATCAAACTGTTTTAAAATCATTGAAGCTGCAACAGAAATAATAAATTTCATTGCAGAAGATGATTTAGTGCAAGAAATAAAAAGTGGTTGGTTCCTGCTTACAAAAAGGATGGATGGCGAAATAATAGTGCTTGACGACCTCAACACCTTTACTGATTATTCATCTGAAAAAGATGATGACTTCGGTAATAATAGAGTAATAAGAGTGTTTGATGAAATTGGAAACACTACAAGACTGATATGGGAAAAATACTTTGTAGGCAAGGAAAACAACGACAAGCAAGGCAGAGATGTATTTAAACTGCAATTACTCAAGAATTTTTATGAACTGCAAAATATCAGAGCTATTCAAAACTTCTCAGCAGATGACGTCATAGTCACTATGGGACAGAAAAAAGATGAAGTCAAAGTAGATGTATATATTCAGCCTACCGACTCTATGAAGAAGCTCTATATGACAGTGTTTGAAAGATAGAATATGAATTACAAGAAATATAAATTAAAGAGTCTATAAATACAGTTTAATCAGTATTTAAAGACTCTTTTCTAATGCAAAAAAACAGGAGGGAGAAATGGGAGAGTATTTAAGATCCGAGGACTTCGTCAACGGCAAAGACGGACAGATACAACTTGTTGTGGATGGCGAGATAATTACGCTATACGGCTCGCAAAAATTCAAGGCGTCAAGCACACCTGAAACGTCTGAACGTGGTCAAATCGGAACGAGAAACAAGCAAAGTAAAATAAAAGGCTTTAAAAATAAAATCTCAATAACAGCAGATTATTGGTTCGTCCAAGTAATGACAGATATCTTGAAAAAATACAAGAAAACAGGCGTATTCCCTAAAGTTGATTGTCAATGTATCAATAATGACAAAGGTACATCACTTGGCATTATGTCCAAAGTATATTATGACCTTGTGCCTGACGGAGACATTACATTACAGGAGCTTGATGAGTCAAAGGATGAAGGTCTTACTACAGATGCTACATTTACATTCAGAGACTGGGATGAACTTGAAGCGTTCAAGAGACCGTCAAACATTGGAAGAGAGTAGAAAAAGGAGAAAAACATGGAAGAGATAAAAAACACTGATACTATAGAAAATAAGGAATTTGAAGATGTACAAGATGATAATACAATGACTCTTGAAGATTTCTTGGCTACACATACAGTTGAAAATCTTACTGAAGAGATTGTATTAAATGAAAGATTGAAAGACTTTAAATTTACAATAGGCTCTATGACAAAAGATGAACTTGAAAAGTATCAAAAATTATGCGTCATAAGAGACAAAAAAGGAAATGTGCTAAAACAAGACTCAATGAAATTCAGTGAACTTGTTATTGTTAATCACCTACTCTACCCTAACTTCAAATCTGCTGAGTTTTTACAAAAATTAGGAGTAAATACACCTGCTCAAGGGCTTTCAAAAGTATTAAAAGTCGGAGAAATAACAGCACTTTCAGAAAAAATAATGAAGTTTAACGGTTTTGATGAGGACTTTGAAGACATAAGAGCTAAGGCAAAAAACTAATAAAGCAAAGTGATTATCTAACTTCAATATATCGTGGAGTAATTGCAAACTACGGTTTTATACAACCACGTGAGTTTTTAAAGATGGATGAAAAAGAGATCGCTTTGCTTGAAGCAATACTAATAGATACACAAAAAGAAATGGAAAAAATAAAAAATAGGAGGATGTGAGAACAATGGTAGAAATCAGATTAGGCTTGAATGACAATATGTCAAAGGTTCTAAAAGGCATAGTAAAAACTCTTAATACTGTCATAACAGCCCTACAACGTCTTGATCAAGCGTCCACATCCTCCGGCTCTAACGCCCTTGAGCTTATGAGAGAACAGATACTCGGAGCACAGGTAGACCTTGCTGAATTAGATGAATTATTGGACAACTTAGGTGGAAATGGACCGCCTAATCCTTTCCGCTCCTGGAGAGGAAGTTTAATGTCGTTAAATGCAGGTATACAGCTACTCTCAATGGCAATAAGGCAAATCGGCAATATAGCAAATATGGCTGACGAATATACTTCGATAAATTCAAGATTAGGACTTATAAATGATGGATTACAGACACAGCATCAATTACAAAATAAGATACTTGAGTCTGCAAATGCGACAAGATCGTCATATAAAGCTACTGCGGACCTTATTTTCAAAATAGGTCAGACTGGAGCTATAAAGGGAAATGACAATCAAATTGCCTTTGCTGAAAAAGTAAATAAGATGCTAAAGCTTGGTGGTGGTACAGCAACCATGAACGAGTCAGCAATGCTACAACTATCACAATCACTGTCATCTGGAGTAATGCAAGGTGACGAGTTTAAATCATTGATGGAAAATGCACCTGCGTTAATGCAAAACATTGCAAAAGGAATGGGTGTAACAAAGGGCGAACTCAAGAAACTTGCATCCGACGGCAAGCTAACTACTGAAACAATAATCAATGCTATAAACAAGATGGGTGGCTCAATTGAAGAGCAATTCAACAAACTACCGAGGACGTTTGGCGAAAACAAAGTAGTTTTTGAAAATATGGTCGGTACATGGCTTGCAAGACTTTCATCTACAGAGGGAGCATTAGGACAACTCAACCAAAGGTTTACAGATTTTGTTAACTTCCTATCATCACCTCAAGGTGTAGAGTTTTTAGACAATATAGGCATGACTCTTGGTATAATAACAGGATTTATACTGTATATCTTCGACTCTATAGGATATGGAATAGGAGTTATAAACGATTTTGGTGGAATATTTGAGGGAGTATTCACTTCCGTAATAGTAGCCGGATTGTATGTAATAATTCCACTACTATGGGCGAAAGTAACAGCACTTTGGGCGGCGGTACAGCCTATTTTAGTGCAAGCTGCCGCATGGGCAGTGGCTCACGCTCCGATAATTCTCGTTATACTTGCCATAGGCATACTTGTAGGAGTTATAAGGCATTTTGGGATTACTTCACAGCAAGTAGTTGGATTTGTAGGCGGTCTATTTGGTGCCATGATAGGATTTTTAGTCAACATATTTCTATACTTCTATAACTTTATAGGACAGATTGCAACGTTCTTACACAATGTATTTCATGATCCGGTTTTTGCTATCAAAAATCTTTTCTACGGCATGATTACAAATGTAATGGGATTTTTCCAAGGACTTATAAACGGGATTATTGACGGACTTAACTTTGTAATAAGAGCTGCAAGAGCAGTAGGAGCAAGCGTTGAAGAACTGCAACATGTAGATTTTACCTCAAAGATAAAAGCACCTACATCAAGTAACAAGAACGTGAGGACATGGGAAAATAAATATGTAGATGTTGGAGAGTTCTCACAAAAAGGTTCAAAATTTGCCTTGGAAAAACTTGATAATCTTAATAATACACTTGGAAAATTTAAAATTTCAGGTGGCGGTGGAGTGCCTTCTGTCGGCTCTGCTGCAGCAATGGGAGAAGGTAAAAATATAGGCGACGTAGGAAAAGTGGGCAAGGTCGGCTCTATAGAAAAAGATGTGAAAATAGCTGATGAAGATATCAAAATGCTATATCAAATGGCTGTTGGTGACAGGGTAAATCAGATAAATCTGACAGTTGAAACCAAAGCACCACAGATTGTCAATAACAACAATATCAGTAGAGAGGTAGATATGGATAATGTCTATGAGAAGATAGCTACAGCACTATCAAACGAAGCTAATATTTCAGTTAAACAAAGTTATTAATATGTAATTAAGAGTAGAAAATGCAAATTCTACTCTTAATTTTTAGGAGTAAACAATGTATGAAATCTATATAGGGAGCTTAAAGCTCCCCCTACTTCCTGAATCATTAAAAGAAGATATAAAACGTGATAATAAGCATTACACAATACTTACAACAGGTGAGATTATAAAGCCGGGTAGAGCAAAGCTAAGAACTTGGACTATAAAAAGTACATTTTACCATGAAGATATTGATGTGACAAAGGCAAGAGACTATCTTACTTCGCTTGTAAACTCAGAAAAACTGTCTATAAAGCCTGTACGCTTTATAGTAAACAGATATAAAGATGATGGAACACTTACATTTGATACTAACTGTCTTGTTTTGATAGACTCTATATCATTTGAAGATAAGGCAGGAGAAGTCGGAGACCTTAATTATGAAATCAAGTTAGTAGAATATAAAGAGTTTGGTGGGAAGAAGCTAAAATGAGAATAAGAGTGCTTGTTATAAACAGAAAAAAGAACGTATACGACATAAGCAACGCAATAAGCTCAAATATAAAATACACTACGACACGGGTAGGCTCAGCATCTACAATAAGTTTTGACGTCGTAAAATCAGGACAGATGTCATTTCATGAGGGTGACATGGTCAAAATATTTGTAGACAAGAAACTATACATTGTCTGCTACATCTTTGCTAAGTCGAAAAAAGAAGATGTAATTTCTCTTACTTGCTATGATCTACTGAGATATATGCAGTATAAGCAAAGCTATAATTTTACTAAAAAAACAGCTACTCAAATTATAAAGCAAGTAGCAAATGAATTTAAAATCAAGATTGGAAACATAGCAGATACTGGCTATATCCTACCTGACAAGATTTATGAAGATAAGACCTTGCTTGATATAGTGACAGATGCTTTGATGAAAACTACAGTCAAGACAAAAAAAGTATATACGTTATACGATGATGCCGGGAAACTCACACTAAAAGAAAGTAGTAACATGATCAGTAATTACGTGCTTGGCAACAAATCACTTGCAACTACTTATACTTACAAGACAAGCATTGAAGAGTCGTATAACTATGTGAAATTAGTAAAACCGAATAAGAAGTCCGGTAAAGGTGAGACATACATAGCCTTTGACGGCGATAAAGTAAAAAAATGGGGACATCTACAGTTCTATAAAAAAGTAGATGAAAACTTAAACGACGCACAGATAAGAGAGATGGCAAAAAACTATCTCAAATACTATGCAAGAACTAAAAGAACACTTAAGTTAGAGTGTATCGGAGTAAAAGAAATACGATCCGGCTCAGTTGTGCTTATTGATATACCTGCTCTTGGTGATATAGATTTGAAGAAATTATTGCTTATTGAAAAATGTACACATACTTTGAGTGAAACTCAACATACAATGAGCTTGGAGATGAATGTAATCAATGATTGAAGTAATTAGAAATATTATAGATGAACAGATGAATGCATACGGGCTGACGGATTTGGCAATAGGCACTGTAGTATCGAAAGGTCCACTAAAAATAAAGCTTACAGACAGAATAACACTAAATGAAAATCAGATATTACTAACAGAATATGTACTTGAAAAGTCACTTAAATTAATACACAAACATGGTGTGGAAGATGTGAAAATCAGTAAATATACACATTCCCACAAAGTCGAAGGTGCAACAAAGAAGGAACAGGAACATTTACACGGCATAGATTTGAACACAAAGCCTGACACACACTCACATAAGGCTGAGATAACTATAAAAGACAATCTTGGAGCAAAAATAATCATCCAAGAAGGTCTGAAAAACGGTGATAAGGTGATAATGCTGAAGACTGAGCAAGGTCAAAAATATGTAGTGTTATCAAAGGTCAGAGATAAAAAATCAGTAATTATCGATTGTATTTCAGGTACATGGGATTGGAGTTGATGAAATGGAGCTACTACCTACATTTGATGTGTATTCAGATGATGAACTTATAGCAGATACATCAAGCAACATAGTTCATATGATTAAAGATACGTCCACTTTGTCAGGTACTGTAGATGATATAAATGCAGTAAAACAGGCTTGTTTTTGCATACTTGCCACAGAGCAAGACATACACAAAATATATGACAGTAATTATGGACTACAGACATTTGACCTAATCGGAAAGGACTACTCGTATATTGCATCAGAACTCAAGAGAAGAATAAGAGAAGCACTGATGGAAGATGACAGGATAAATGATGTCAGAGATTTTGTAATTGAACGAGTAAAAAAAGACGGTATTCACTTATCTTTTGTAGTTGAATGCACCTACGGAGACATCTCAATGGATAAGACGGTAAAAGTGGTAGAGGGGGATAGCTGATGACCTATGAAAAGATTTTAGACGATGCACTAAAAAGAGTAGACAACAAGTATTCAAAAAGGCAGGATAGTCCGATTTTCAATGGCGTTGCTCCTGCCTGTTACGAGATAAGCAAAGTTTATGAAATAATGGAAGAACATTTAAAACAAAGTTTTGGAATGACTGCAAACGGAGTTTATCTCAATAATCTTGTAAAAGAAGTCGGACTTGAGAGATTTGACGCCACTTATGCAATAAAAAAAGCTGAGTTTAAAGATAAAGATGATAGATTAACAGATATAGACTTAAACCTTCGATTTGCAAAAGATGAATACTCTTTTGTAGTAATCAAGAAGATTGAAAAAGGCATATTTTATCTTAAATGTGAGCAGCCAGGATCTGCAGCAAACGAAATTATGGGTGATATACTCCCTATCGACAATGTAAGCATTGCAAGTGCTAAGATTATCGCAAATGTTGAACTTGGAACAGATATAGAAGATGATGAACATCTAAGACTTAGATATCTTCAAAAAGTACGAGAACCTGCCACATCCGGCAATATCTACCATTACAGATTATGGGCAATGGAAGTGGAAAATATAGGTGCAGCAAAGATATTTCCACTTTGGAACGGCAACGGTACAGTAAAAGTGATGATAGTAAACTCTGATATGAAATCAGCAGATACACTACTTATAAACAAGGTGAAAACTCATATTGAAGATGTCAGACCAATTGGAGCGACTGTAACTGTAGTAACACCATCAGCAAAAGATATTACAATTACTGCAAAAATCAGAACTTCACTTAATGCAAATATGGAACTTACAAGACTTGATTTTAAAGCAAAGATTGAAAAGTATATCAAAGACATTACAAAAGAGTATTTTTCAAATATTAGAGTAAATTCCTATTTCATATCATTAGCCCAAGTAGGTAAACACCTGCTTGAAAGCAAAGATGTTATAGATTATGCAGAACTGAAATTAAATAATGTAACAGCAAATATTGAGCTTTCAGCTGAGCAGATAGCCAATATCACAAATATAACGCTTGAGGTGATGTAATGATAATAGACAATATTGATATGAATTTGTGCGAGAGAATTGAACTGATTAACTATCTTCCGCTTTTTTATAGAAAAATTGAGCAGATGAAAGGTATCCAAGACACCTTATCTACAGAAGTATCAAAGATGAAATGTGTCGAAAAAGACGTATTTTTGCAAGGATTTGTAGAGACGGCGACTTGGGGACTTAAATTCTTTGAAGAAGAACTTGGACTTCCTATAGAGCCTAATCTTTCTTATGAGCAAAGAAGAGAGATGATAAAGGCAAAACTGCGTGGAACAGGCACTACCACTATAAAGCTTATACAAAATGTAGCAAGTGCATACAGTAATGGCGAAGTGGAGGTAACAGAACACAACGAACAATATTATTTTGAAATAAAGTTCGTTGGAACAAGAGGTATACCTGCCAATATGGTAGGGTTAAAAAGTATTTTAGAAGAAATTAAGCCCGCTCACTTGGGCATTAACTATGTATTTACATTTGCTACTTGGGGCGAAGTAAAGAAGAGGACTTGGGGCGAAATTAAAAAGCTAACTTGGGACGGTGTAAGACATCTTCCAATGAATTAAAAAGGGGTGAGATAATGCAAGAAACAACGAATTTAAAACTTAGAAAGCCTGAATACAATGAATATGCTGATATTATGGACATAAATCACAATATGGATATACTAGATGAGGAAGTTAATAAAAAGCTTGATAAGACAAAAAAAGCAGCTGACAGTGAAAAGCTCGATGGCTTAGATAGTCTATTGTTTGCAAGAAGTTACAGTTTATTTAATAACGATAAGATACCAAAAGATGTCTTTAATAATACTACACACAATCAATCTTATATGGGTGCTATAGATTATGGAACAGAAGTAGGTTTGCCTAAAAATTTCGCAAAAATAGTATATATTCCTCATGCTACTGATGGTTATGGAACTCAAGTTGCTATTCCTTATGATAGCGGTTTAATGTATGGTATGTA